CTTTTACGGTTTCAGTTGCTGGCGTGTAATTGGTCGGGCTAAATGTTTCTTTGATAAATAAACTATCAATCGTAAATGGGTTGCTTAAAACTTTATCTTCACCACTTGCGACAACCTTATAAACCTCTAAATCGCCACTATCTTTAACGACAAACAAAACCGAATTAACCAAAATGTCAGTTAAATCTTCGGGAACACTCGATAAAACATGAGGATATATAACTTGGTCGCCAAACTTAATATTCAGCAACCCGTTTTCGCCAATCTCAAACTCTGCTTCGGCGGGCTTAACAATACCTGCTTTTTCGTGAGTGGCTAGCGGAGCATATAAAAATACGCCCTGCTTAACTTGTCTGGATGCGGTAACCGCTTGTATTCGTTCATATTTAGTGCTCATATGGAAATCCTCCTACACTCTATAAGTAACAGTGAAACTGTGTTGGTCAACTAATACACTTCTATACGTAATTAATCCGTCTTCTTCGTCACTTGCTTCAAGAACCAAATCATAAACATAGGTTTTATAATCAAGGTCTTGGGTATCTTCTGGTTCAAACGGAACGGTAACAATGGCTTCATACAATACCCATTGCCCGCCACCATCGTCTGGTTCATAATAACGATATTCTTTTAACAAGGGGTGATAAAACAATCTATCCGAAATAACATCATCGTTTTCGTCTAGTGGCGCGTCGGTATCATCAAATCTCAATGGGTCATAGAACTCACCAAGTCGGTATTCAGATAAATCAATAATTTCGGTGTCACTAAAGCGTTTAATAAGAGTATCATCGAGTAAAAAGATTTTATCAATGAGATATTCCTCAGAAACAAGCGATTTACGACATGCTCCCGATTTAACACGAAAACGCGCTTGAAGTATTGAGAAGGTATCAGTGGGCATGAGTCGAAACGGCTCCCCGTTAGGGGTCACAAGGTTAAATACAACGTTAGCACTTTCACCTCTAATTATTTCAATATTAAAACCTATTACTCTCATGCTTTACCTCCCTGCTTACTTTCGGCTGGCTTTGTGCCTTTTAGGTCATCAGTCGTCTTGCTATCAATAAGTGGTTGCGCCGTCGGGTCAAGAATTTCTTGATTCTTCTGTGTTTCACTATCAAACTTATTTTTAGCAATATTTTGTTTTGCTTGAATTAGTGCCATGAGTTGTTGGATGAGTTCAGGGTTAGCCAATAAGGCCTGTTCTAATTCAGGTGGCAAACGATTAATGTTTGCCTCGAGGAATTGGAGAACTTTTGATGCTAACGGATATTGGTAGCGATTCATAATGTTCCAATAGATAAATACCACACGTGGGTCTTGAGGATTACCAAACGCACCCACCATAAATGATTGGGTGGTGGCTTGCCATAGTGATTCTTTCTTGTTGGAAAGAGTGTAAGAGCCATTGGTTGAAAAAATAAAATCATCATTAAAATAACCGGAATTAGCATTAGTAGCCACAACAAAATTATATTTACTAAATGTGGCTTCGGTAACGTTTTCTAAACCAACATAGGGTTTAACGATGCGCCGTTTTTCATCCGAGAAGGCGAGTAAAAATTCAAACATTTTTTGATAAATTTTAGCATAGGCACTAGTTTTATCAACATATTTGCTTTCTAAACGTGCTGCTGTTTGCATTGCCGAGATTTCTTTGGCTTTACCACTTTCAGCAGTGGGGTCACGCTTACCTTGGTAGGCATCAGTGACACCAACAGATTGACGACCAATTTGGTAGGTGCGGTCTTGCATAATATCATCCTGTTGGACGGTGCTTTGCATACCATAAACACCAATTAAGTTCTTTTGTCGTGGGTCTTGCAGGCGAACTTTTTTCAAACTCCCCGTCGCGTTATCAATAGTAGTATTTGCCGGTAATGTAACAATGGTTCCACCCATCATCACGTTTTCCGCCATTTTTAATAAAATTTTATTGCCTGCGTCTTGGGCTTCTTCAAGTAAGTCAACATCGCTCACCCCATATAAACTACCACCCGCTTGGGCAATATTATGGCGAATGACAAACGGTAACTTTCTAATACGATAAATCTCAATGGGGGTTCCTTGGGCTAAATATAATCTAGGTGGAGTTGGGGGATTACCTGTTTCACTAATCATTAGGTCTTCAGGTAATTCAATGGTTTCTAAATCAATGTGTTTAGAAGTAGTATTACCACAAATCGGGCATTTTTCTTGCTTGGGTGCCCATGGTTCACCACATTTTGAACAAACTTTTACTTTTCTGGCAAAATAATTGGGGATATCAAGTAAAATTTCATTCAATTGTCTCGTCCAAACTAGTTTTGACACATCACCATCATCGTTTAAATACCAACAAATCACAATATCAACGGATGTTTTAGTGCCACCATCGGGGGCCACCGTTTTACCATAGACTTGTTTAATTTTTTGAACGGTTGTCGTCTTATGAACAAACACATACTCGAGTTCATCTGGGTTTTCAATATATGGCTGGGGATAAAAATCACCTAATTTAATAAATTCAAGATATAAGTCGCCCTTTCTACGGCGATTTCCGGCTAATTCATCCCAGCCAATATGATAAATACCCGTGCCTTGGATACGGGTTTCCCGTTCAGCAATATCATTTATATCCTCACTATTCAAACGGTCGGCTTCAAGATTGAGATATTCTTCGAGGTCGGCAGCCCGTAAGGCATCTTCGGCATAGCGGGGTGTAATTCTGGCTAAGGGAATAGATGTATCAACTTGGGCTTCAATAAGTTCAAAGCACATTTTACGCAAGGCAAGTTGTTTTTTTGTTAAATATTTGTTAGTGGGGTTGCTAAAATCAAGCGCACTCGCTGTACCATAATAAAGTTCATAACGACGGGCTATTTTTATATCACGGTCGGCACATGCTGCTACGGCTTCAAGATATAAGTCGTAGTATTTATCAAAGGTTGCGGACATTAGTTATCCTCCTCATAAAATCCATATTTGGGATATCCATATTGTTTAACAATACGTTCTCTATCGGTGGGGTTGGCTCTATAATAATCTTCATAGATATCACTAGTCCACTCCCTTATCTTTATTGTAGCACTTTTCACTATGTCAGTGCTACTCTTTTCATCACCTTTAGCATATAACATATAATTTAGCACCTGTGACGTGGTATCGACTTGGTCATCGTGTTTTCCATTGGGAAAGGATGTGAACTCACGAATGTATGACTGCGTCCATAACGCACCTCTTGGAATATAGACACGCCCTTGGCGTATCGGTTTTGAAGCCGCGTGCATACGGCTTTCTTTTCCTCCCGCAGGTGTCACGGGAATTATACCATTGTATTCTTTACTTAGAGTATCAATAGCGGCACTCCCGTTTGCCTTATCCTCTATAAGAATACCAATATAATCAGGGAATCGTTCTATCATTTCACGAATAGCATCAAGCATTTCTGTGAAGGTATAGTGGTCACGGTCTTGGGCACGAAGGTAATACTTATCGTCAACCATCGACCATGTTTGAATAACAACCCAGTCGTTTTTATCGTTGCCTTTGAACGAACAATCGACACTTAGGTAAGTGCTAGAAAAGGGTAGGTCTTCTTCATAATCATAAAACTTCCACCATGCGGGGTCAACAATTGCGCCAGCAATCGGAGTAGGGTCGCATTGATACAGGGCTGACCACGTATAAAGTCCTTCGGCATCAGTATATTCGGCCTTGAACTCGGCTAACCAATCATTACCTCTACCAATCTCAGGGCACAATGCTTCGCCCTTTTTCCGACCGAGGGGGTCGCCTTCTTCGTCCACACATTCGCACGGTAAAAAAATAGTAGTAAGACGGCGGTTAGAAATACTTGATAAAAGACGCCCGATGAGGTCATCTTCGACCCAACGAGTGGCAATAACAATAAGTTTACCATGCGGTTTAATACGGGTCCGAATAGATGATAAATATTCACGCCAAATAACTTCTTTGGTGGTGTCACTTCGAGCCTCTTGCATTGTCTTGAGCGGGTCATCAATAATAATAAGGTCAGCAGGGTTTGATGTAATACCCGACATAATACCACGACTTCTAATATATTTACCAAATTGATTACAAATATCGGTATTGTTCCACACATCACCCATTCGATAATTATTAAAGAGGGGCGCAACGACATCAAACGGTGGTTGCGAAAACTCTTCTAATTTAGCGCGGTTACTCCGTCCGAACCGACTAGCGGTATCGTCGGAATACGAAATGATAATGACATCTTTGTCGGGGTGTAATCCGGCATACCACGATGGTAGGGACTCCGTAACAGTTAGTGACTTACCATGCTGTGGTGGTAACGATAATAATAGGACATCGAATGATGATGATGGGTTCGGTTTTTCCATAAAATTTTGAATTGCTGTACATAAAAACTCATGGAGCCGTGATGGAATATACCCACGGTTCGCTAGTTGGACATACTTATAATAAGATGTGCGGGCTTCGCGGTACTTAAGTTCGGTTTGGATGGCTTCAACATCACGGGGGGTTAGGTTAGCCATTATTCTCTACCTCATCAAAGGGATTATCTACCTCATTTTCGTCATTTTTTGGGCAGTCAGTCGGCTCACTATCGACTTCAACTACCTTATCGGCTTTTACCGCGTCGGCTTTGTTATTAAGTTCCGCCAGACGCGCAAGGGCTTCAGTAGTAAGAGCCGAGAGCGTCGTCGCCCCTTCTGTTTTTACATTAATGTTTTGGGCTGGTTTCTCACCTATTGTGTCGCGTATGAACTCAAGAGCCCGAACATCCCCTTTCATTGCCCGATTGAACACCGCCAGCGAAATGGCTTCAATGAGTGTCACTTCCTTGTCGGGGTCATCATCGATGAGCGCTAGCACAGGGTTATCTTCCCCATAAAGGCTTAGGAGCATATCCTTGCTGATAGCGTGCTCACCAAGCCACCGAATCGTTTTACCGAGGCGGTTATTGATAGCGATGCGCTCAGGGTCATTTAATTTTAATATGTTTCTAGCCATGGCGAACCTCCCCATCATATAAGTTGAGAAGACGGAGCATTTTTATAGTCGTGCCAAAGTTAGGCAACGAACGACCATCGTAATAGTGGGCAATGCTAATATACTTAAGCCCAAGGGCTTCGGCGATGCGTGCTTTCGTAGGGTACTTTTGTTCAAGGCGGCGAAGCAAGATAAGAAGTTCCTCACGCGCGCTCGCGTCCTTATTATTATCTTTATCACGAGGGGTTATTTTGCGAGTCATAGTGTTCTCCTTGGGATTTTCATCCTACAACTATATTATAGTATATAATGGATTTGATTACAAATAGATTCGCAAACAAACGATATAAATTGACTAGGGGTGGGGGTGATGTTATGATAATGGTGTTAGGGGAAACCCACAATAAGTACGGGCATATTAGTCCAAGTACATACGGGGTTAGTGCAATCCGCAAAATCGGACGAAACCATGGGGCAACCCGAGAAAGCACAAGGCTATTGACTACGGTCGATAACCTTTTTTATTGCAAAAAGGAAAACATAGGCTATTGCGAGGCAGGTGTCTACAAAGTGTGGACAACTAAAAAGTATATTATAGTATAAGTGAAAATGGGGATAAGATGGGTGCAAAATTAGGTATTACGGTGGCTCTATCCCAGGGGGGTGAGGGGGTCTTTATACTAACATATGTGCTTTACATATATTATAGTGTAGACAGAAAGGAGGAGAGCTATGAAACTAACCATCACCCCCACATCCATCAATCCATACTCCGCCGACGTCAACGGCCACGCTGTCTCTTTTAATCTACGTTCTGGGTCGACAACCTCCCTCATCGGTTATCTCCCCAAGGCCCTAAGAGACAACGGCTCCGCCTCGAACGTGACCATCCCGCTCGCGACCTTCGTGCTCGGTACCGCGATTGAGCGTGAATCCAACGCAGGCGCATCGGGTCCCCGTGGACCCCGCTCGACCTCGACCCCCACGGTCATCCTCGAGCTCAATGCCGACGGCAAAGTTGACGTCCTCGCGGTACACGGCGACGCGCGCAAAGTCCTCCACACGGTCGACGATGCAGATGTCGCACGCGCCCTCCGCATTGCCAAGGCCTTCGCGGATTACAAGGCCGACCTCGCTCACTACGTGGTCGACAAGCTCCCCAAGTACGCGCGGGCCGTATGTGCCCTCCGTGACGCGGGAGTCCCCGACTCCGTTATCGAAGCCACGCTCCCTCGCCCCAAGGAGCCGACAAAGACACATATTCGATATGCCTTCTTAAGCCCTAAATCTAAGTAGGCGAGCACACGTGAGAGCCCCTTGAGGGAGGGGCTCTTTTCCGCGTCCTGGCAGCCGGCCGTGCCGACCATCTATCAAGACCCCAACTATATTTTTTCAATCATCAAGTAAGATGCTGAGATATTCACGGATCGCGCCGATGCCGAGTTTGCGATGAACGCAGTTTCTAATTATCTACCATACAATAGCGAGCTCTTCCCACTCTCGGTCGCTAAAGTAAT